GGCAATTCCCTCGACTGATAAATCATCCGTTGGGATCTCCGCCAGCTTTGTCCATGTTCTTGATGTGCATTCATTCATTTTCATTTTTGTGTACCTCCTTGATTTCTATGATTCAAGTATATCACGTTTGTGATACATAACAATTGTGAAATTACACAAAATAAACGTGTCGCATTTGTGCGATATGTTAGGCAAAAAAAAGCCCTCACCCCGAGACGGAAGGGTGAGGGAAGTGTGTAAAAAACAATGGAGGAAACATTCTATGATCTGAGGGGAGCCCGTCTCTGTGTCAGCGTTAGTATTTGGACTTGAGCAGTCTGTCCCAAGTCTTCGGGCCTACTATGCCATCAGGCGTTAGATCCACGGACTTCTGGAAGAGTCGAGTCGCATAGTCGGTGTTATTACCGAATTCGCGGTCCGTGGTCAGGCTTCTGCCGTTCTTGCCTTTGAAGCCAAGCGCGTTGAGCAAGGTCTGGATAGTGCCAACCTCTGCACACTTAGCGCCAAACTGTATCTGTTTAAGTTCAACGTTCACGATGATGCCCTCGCTTTCTTTTTCTCCGTAGCGCAGTATGTAGTCCCAGCCGTAGCGGTAGACGTAGAAGTTTCTAAACTCTATCTCCCTAGTCGTCTGGTCCCCTTCCTTGCCGTAGATCTTGCCGGTCTCGGCTATGGAAGCCTGGACTATCTGACCGTCACCAACGTACATGGCTGTGTGATGCTTTTCATTCAGCAGGACATCGCCCTTCTTAAGCACTGTGCCGTGGCCGTACTTGATGGACTTGAATCCACACTGCTCGAATGCTCTTCGCATATTCCCCGTGTATGTGGCTCCTGCTTCTTTGACGGGAACGCCAGCTTGCTCATAAGCGGATATTACTAACGAAGAGCAGTCGTAGTCCGGTCCCCATCGGGTGTACTGGCTATATCCGTGGCTATCATCCTGAGCGATGCCGACAGCCCACGAGACGGCTTCCGTGATGACCGCGCTCATGCTTCAACCTTCTTGTCATATTTAATCTTGAGCGCCACTACGATAGCGCCTAGGAGCGTGTCAATCGCGGTCAAGGTAGCCGTGAGCTCTGCTCCGTACGGCACATTCCAGATGGAGACCACGGCAGCCACAAACGCGAGTACAGGTGTAGCTACCAATGCGATAGTTTTTAATGTGTCATAAACCTTGTTGCTCATAAATACCTCCTTATAGTTCGTGTTTTTCCAATAATTCATCATAGGTCTTGCGAATATGGTTAATCGCAGCAGTGGCATAAGAGTTTTTGAAATTCGGGTGAATCTGACAATATGCTTCGTAAGTATCAATGTCCTGGAGCTGTTGCGAGAAATATTCTTTCGAGTGCTTTATGTCATTCAGCAGCTCGTCATCGAACCTCAATATATGAGTTCTCGCAAGAACAGCTTGATTCTGTGCCATACGATCATCTAAAGATTTGATAGACTTCTTAACCTCGACGATCTGAGCCTTCGTGTCGTCCTTTCTGTTGATTAAGAACTTCACAAAGTCCCAGACCGCCGTCGCCGAGAGTAAGCTAACTATTAATATTAATACCGATTCCGTCATTACCGTTCCCCACCCTCTATCAGCTTTCAGTTAAGGAATAATCAAGCCTCATCGTGAGTCCTGCATTCTTCGTGACCGAATTGTTCAAGTTACAAACGGTTGAGACATATGGGAAGCAAGTCGCCACCCCTGCGCGATAGTATCGATTATCGGAACTCGTGGAGCCTGTCGTCCTTAAGAATGTGCCATAGTTGTTAGAATGAAAACCAACCTCCGTACGATATCGGCTTATATTGTAGTTTTTTGTGTAATACATAATGCCGTTGTGACAGTACACACAAGGTTCAATAGTTCCATCTGCGGCTAAACTCGTGACGACGCCAAACTTATAAATATCGCCGTTTGACAGTTTCATGAACGAGCCGTTATTTAAAGTGCTTGCCGAGCCGTCGATAGTGTAGATAGGATTTGTAAACTCATACCCCGTCGCCACTACATTGTTATTAAGGTCTATCTTGACTATCTTTTGACCATTGTTAACCATCGCCCAAGCGTAGCCGTTATCAATGAGAATAACATCTCGTCTGAGAACTGTAGTGTATTCTGTTCCCGTGTTCAAGAATGTCACATCAGCGATGGTATGTGTGGTAGCTGTACAAGTGTCTAAATTAGCCGTGTTAATCGCATAGTCGTTCAGCTTATTTCCCGACCAAGTAAGCAGGTGGATTACCTTGTTTGTATCGTCATATGACACGGAAGCCGAAGCTATAGCATAGTTGGCTACTGTCTGTGAGATAGTATGGTCGGAGCCGTTCTGTACTGCTCCATAAAGCGGAGTAAGAAGATGGAGAGTCTTGCACGAGAAGTTGAACTCCTTAATGGTGATAGTTCCGCTTGAATAGGATACTTGATAGCCCTTCTCGGTCTCGTAGTCGATCACATTACAGTTACAAATCGAGGTATCAACTGTGACATAATAGCTATCGGTCAAGCTATCAATAGCCACTCCGTCATCTTCGGTCACGGCAGTAGTCGAGAAGTCCATTCGTGCTATCTGTGGTCTTGTCAAGCATACGGAATTTATAGTTCCGTTTCCTCTACTCGTATCCCACTCCCACACGAATTTATATCCGCCTGTGATGACTTGGCTGTCGGCAGTATTGATGTTCCCTCGCCTTAAGTTCGTACCCGAATAGCTATCATTAGAAGCCTGTGCGACTACTGTCGAGCCACCATCGAGAAGCATAGTCGTGGAGTCATTGGTGTTGTCTGTCAATAGGCAACCGCCAAACCAGTTTTCGAAAATGCTCATAATGTTATTCGAAGCTATGAGGTTATGGAAGTTCCCCTTGCCGATGGCATTCTGAACAAATGCCGTGACATCGTTCTTGTGTTCAACACGATGAACGACCTTACCCTCTCTCAATAAATCTAATCGAGCGTGTCCTTGATATTTCATAGTTGCCTCCTTTATGACTCAAAAAGTGAATTAACAATCGACACAAGGTCATCAAGCTTATCGTTGATCTCATCAATCGCACTCTGTACCTCTGTCGCACTCAACCCACTCGAAGTATTGTCGTAGGTCGTACCGCTTGCCGTAGCCGTCTCGTTTATCGCCCCGACTATCGTGTTTGCGGTCGTGTTCAACGAGTAGTCCGCTTGTGCCGCATTGACAAAAGTGCCAATATCCGACGCCTTGACCTTGTAAGACACACCCGTATTACTTTCCAAGAGATACGAGCTTGAGTCAACTACGCCATCGTTCAAATTTGAAACTTTAATGTCAGCCATTTCATTCGCCCTCCGTTACTAGATTATTTCCGTCCTCTGTGATGAGGTTATCGCTGTTCTCAGCGATGAGATTTGTGGTTATTGCTGTTAGATCGATGTCAACAGAATCGGTTATAGTTCCAATGTCGTGACCAAGAGTAATCGTTCCAACTATATCGGTGACAGTAACAGACTGTGGCGACTGTGTGCCAAGAGCCGTGACTGTGTCTGTGATAGTCGTAATGTCGTGACCAAGAACGAGAGGACTATAAGTATCCTCACATTCGAGAGTGCCGTTCCAAGAAGCCCCAGCGACCAGTCCTTGACCTTCGAGCAAAGCGTGAATACCGCTTTGTGCAATCGTAGCCGTACCGCCGTTCATTTCGAGAGCTACTTTCCACTCGTAGGCACTTCCCGGAAGCAAATTCTCCAAGAAGTACAGTAAATGCAGTAAGTGATAGCCGTCGTTATTCCAACTGTCGATAGCCTCGTAAGTCTCTAACACATCGTTCACATAGTAGTAAGCCGTACACGAAGCTATTCCCGAAGCGGCGGTAATGGTCACATCGAGCATTATTTCGTGGAGCATCTTGACTGTCTTCGGAGATACAGTCGAGAAGTTTATCTCGATTACTGTTGTCGGAGTTGAATCGCCAAGAGTGAAGGTCCGTGAATTGACGAAGGTACGACAGACCATTTCGTATTTAGTGCTGTTACTCTGGGTCGTGACCTGCTTCGATAGAGTAGATGTCACACCTGCCGCCCTTGGATTCTCACCATAGCCTTCGATGGTAGTTGAGTCGAGTTTGTGTACGAGGCTCATTACACAACCAAGAGAGCCTTGACCGATTCCACCCGTGAATGCTATCAAGTCGCCAAGGTCAAGCGCAGGATTTGGCAACAGAGTCGTGCTGAATGGTACTGAAAAAAATGTCCCTAGCTTGTCAACTATCGCCTGCCTCATTCTCGTATAGGTGACCTCAAGTCCTGTCTCCAAGTATGGATTGTTACCTATCTCAAGTCTCAAGCCTCTGAAGTTATGATTGATATATGATGTGACAGTCCCGTCAGATGGTGATGTGACCTCGATAATCCGGTAATACGATACGAAGTCAGAAAAAGTAGTCGAATATCTCAGGTTATGCGGAATAGCCAGCGTGATCGAATTGAAATCAGGCAGAGCCTTTAATATTAGCTCTCCGCTTCTGTTGATCGTAGCAAAGCAACAACAAGCCTCCGCAAGCTCCGAGATCATGTCACGATATGTAACCATCGCGTTCTCAGGGTAAGCGTAGAATGTCTCCGTACCATTAGGCAAGGCAGAACATTCCGCTTGAGATAAGCCAAGCGTCACTCCGCAGGCTGTGCAGGCAAACGAGAGAACGTCGTAAAGTGAGCCACCCCCTATCGTGGTAGCAGGAAGCGATATATCGAATAGGCTCATATTGTCGTACGCTACTATCTGGATTCCTGCATCGGTCCATTTAGCAGATTCTATGATGTAGCTTCCACCATTAATAGGAATGTACTCGAAGGAAGCATCTGCCAGTTCCACACCAATCGAAGCCGTGATGATCTTACCCTTCCAAGAGCCTCGAATGTTCATAGACGAAGCGAATGCCTCTGAAAAGGTCAGATTGAGTTCGCCTACATACACACCACCCAGGATGATTTCCGTAGCAGGACAGAACTGATTCCTAATCTGGAACGAACCCTTGATAACGTCGTCCCCATCAAAAGAAGTGCCATTGACTGTGCCGACGAGCTTCTGCGCTCTCGCGTTCTTGCCAATGGCAGTTAGGTAAGCGTTAGAAACTGAATACATATCAATTCTCCAAATCTATGAGTTTAAAACTAACAGCGTAAAATCTTGTGGTGGGTGTTTCTACGATCAGGTTGGGGGTGTAGCCATCCATGAAGCATGACCATGCAACAACCGCCTCGGAATATTCATCCCACTTTTGAGCCAATAAAGAAGAAGCCCTAGCGAATCCGTCGAGCTTCTTCTTTTCTGTCGCGTCGCATTTATACGACACCGACAAAGTTGGTATCGCAGTCCGTATGACCGCTCTGAGGTTGGTTCCTGCCTCGGACACGTTCAGAAAATCTACATTCTTGTAAGATTCTTCGTACTTGTCATTGGTCAGTTCCAATGTCTCATTATTAAGTTTCAGTTCAATTTTGTTGGCCATATCAACCACCTCTTCTATATGTCGCATTCTGAGTACTTCTCAGCATGATCGTATCGAGCTTCTCTTGTCCAATGAATATATTCACTGGAGTCATTATTTCAGAACCGCCACCGAATGAACCGTAGCCTCCATCAAGAGCAGCAGCCCCACCGAGCGCAGGCATTGACAGTGTCCTGTTGAGTGTAGCTTCGAATCCGGGAGCACCATCTTCGACACCTTCTGTGAGAAGGTCGAACATATCAGGCATATAGGTATGGAAGTTCGAGAGTGGTCCCCTTTCAGGCTCCGAGAATCCGATGAAGTCTCGGATGCTCGATGCTACGGAACTGACTGCGTCTTCTACGTACGAGATACCGCCGAGGAGACCACTAACAAGGCCCTCGATGATATCTGCGCCCCAGTTACTCGCGACATCAAGAAAGTCGCCCGTAAGACCGACCAGAGCCTCTATGAGATTAGCTCCGATCTCTGGCACGGCCATAAGTAGATCAGGGATGGCGGCGATCAGACCTCCAGCCAGAGCTAACATCAGCTGTAAACTGGCACCGATCAAAAGACTGAGCGTATCGGGATTAGTTAAGGCCATGCATATCTCGATGACTGCATCTACCGCAGCAGGGATGAGCTCAGGCAGTGCATTCGTGATGCCCTGAACCACGGCAAGGATAATCTCAATCGAAGCTGAGATCAGAGCCGGCAGATTCTCGACGATGAATGTCGCGAAATCGACTATCAGTTCAGCCGCCGTCGGTGCCAGGGTAGGAAGCACGGCGATGATACCTTGAACGAGAGCTCTTACTATATCATCCGCCGCCAAGAAAAGAGGGGGAACGATCTGTTGAACGAGTCCCGGAAGTGAGTCGGCTATGACCGGCGCGAGAGTACCGATCGCCTGTGCCATTCCACCTAGTGCGTTTGTGATGACCGGTATGAGATTCGCGAGAGCTGTCTCCGCATTGGTCACGAGATTATCTATCAAAGAAGTGAGATCCGCAGAAGGATCTGCAAGACCTGTGATGAGATTCTCCCAGGAAGCAGTCAACTGACCAATGGAACCTTGAATGGTTCCGTTGGCTTCGGCCATCGTCGTTCCTGCGATACCCATCTCTTCTTGTACTACGTGGATAGCTTCTACGATGTCAGCATATGAGTCGATGTTGTACTCAACTCCGGAAATCTCCTGAGCCTGCGCAAGGAGCTCTTGCATACCTTCACGAGTTCCGGAGAAGCCGAGTGCCAGATTATCGAGCATAGTGAAGTTGCCCCTAGAAAAGCCTGTGTAGGCATTCTGGACCATCTCCATGTCCGTGCCGAGCTTATTAGCATTGTCGGCCATGTCTATCATAGCCTGATTAGTCAGCTCAGCAGCTCTCTGTTGGTCTCCACCAAGAGAGGAGATCATAGCGGCCGAGGAACTGATAGCCGACTCCATGAATTCGTTCATCGACTGTCCTGTCGAAGTCGCCGCTTCGGAGGCGTATTGCATCATTTGTGAAGCCGCATCGCCGTATAGGGTCTCAATACCGCCTGTTAACTGCTCATACTGGGAATATGCCTGTGTAGACTGTCCCACGAGCACACCAATGCCAGTAGCGGCCGCAGAGACTGCCGCCGCACCGACTCGTGCCGCCGTTCCCAGAGCTCCCGAAAAAGCTGAACCTGCACGGGAACCGGCAGACCTTCCTGCTTCTTCACCCGCGCCTGTCAGTTCTTCGCTGATAGCGCCTCTGGCTCCTTCCATTGAAGGTACAATCAAGACATAGGCTCTTGCTACTTCATTTGCCATGTTTTATATGAGCCTCCCTTCGTTTCATCTCCATCCATTCATGGAGTTCATTACGTTTAACGGCCGTTCCTATCTTCTTGAGCTTCTTCTTAGCCCATGGCCGTGTATATTTTTCAGGCTTCTTGCTTTTCTTCTGGCTGAAGCCTGCAATTAAATTCGAGTTTATTTGTGCCAACACGTCGAAGATGTCGGCAAGGATGATGTTCGATCTTAGTCTTGTTCCCCAGTCTTCCACTTCCGGATGAAGTTCTCGGAACAAAGCCGAGTCCGTGGAAGAATGCTTAATAAACGAACCAAAGGCTCCCCAACTTAGGGAGCCTCCGATATCGCCTATCTCGATTCCGGCTGAAGAAATCAAGTCATGGTTAATCGCCTCGCGATGTTCTTCAATGAACCTTCGGAGGCTTAAGATTCCCCCACTGATGCGCCTGTTGCTTCCTTCGTAGCATCATTCCATGCCTTGACAAGCTGCATGATCTCATCAGTGAGAAGTCCGTTGAAGACATCTTCGGGAATATATTCCTTGAAGAACTCAATGACCTTTTCGTCCGTTCTCATGTTCTTGAGTA